AGTCCTCAGACATTTCATATCACAAATCATTTTAACGAAAGATGGATGATGGGTATTTTAAAAGATGCTTATACAAAATTTGGGTTAAAGCAAGGTGAGTTTATGGATTCAATCCAAAAGAAAGCAGAAGGTGATTTGTTTGATGAGACATGGCTTTTGTTTCTTTTAGGATTCTTTGCTAACATTACCGAGTTTTTTATTGTTTTAGGAATTATAAACACGATTAAAAGTGACATTAAACGATTTGTAGATGACAAGGTTTCGCAAGGTATCCCAACTGCTGCTATCATTACTCTACTCGGTCTTTATTTGACACAAAAGAACATTATTAGAAGCCAAACGATTGCAAGAACTGAAACGACAAGAATTATGAATCTTGCAAGTGGTGTTTGGGCTAATGTTCAAGGCCGAGAATTAAAAAAGAAATGGATAGTAACTCTTGATGGAAAAGAAAGACCATCACATAATGCAATGGCAGATTATCCTGCTATTGGCAGTAAAGAACTATTCCTTGTTGGGGGTAGTTTAATGAGTGGCCCTGGTGATGGAAATGCTCCTGCACAAGAGGTTGTGAATTGTCGTTGTGGTTTGATGTACATTTAGAAATATTTGGTAGTTATTAATTTTTATTATATTTGCATAGATTGAATACGATATGAGAGATTATAAAATAAAATCATTTGCCGAGGTTACCGATTTAGACTTAGAACGCAGAATCGTAATGGGTTATGCCGCTAAGTTTGGTAATATCGACCTTCATGGGGATATGATTATGCCAGGGGCATTTTCTAAGACCATTAAGGAACGTGGCCCTGAGGGAAAGAACGAGATTTGGTTCTTACACGACCACGACACTTCAAAGGTTAATGGTAAGCCAACACTTCTTAAAGAAGATAATTATGGCTTATACTTTGAAGCAAAGATTGTAGATACTGAAGCGGGTGAGGATACATTAAAACTTTACGAAGAAGGTTTAATTAATCAGCACTCAATTGGTTTCTCTACAATCAAAGAAAGTAAGGTAGAAGAAAAAGGTAAAACTTCTTACTACGAAATACAAGAGGTAAAATTATTTGAAATAAGTTCTGTGCTTTGGGCAGCTAATCCTGATACACCATTTATTGGTTTAAAGACATTAGATAAGAATTTATTATTAGATAGATACGATAAACTTTATAAGAATCTCCGCAAAGGAAATTTGAAGGATGAAACTTATGAATTGTTAGAAATAGAGTATAACTTTATAAAGTCGGAAATGTTGAAGTTAGTCGATGAAAAGCGGGAGTCGAATGAACCCACTCCTGAGCCCATTGACCCAGCGGAGATTGAACGCAAAAACCAATTAGAATTTTTATTACAACTTAAAAACTCGTTTAAATAATGGAGGATATTAAAAAAATTGTTGAGGAGGTAAAATCCGATATCAACGAAATGATTCAAAAAGGTGTTGGTCGTGAGATGGAAGGATTAGGTCTTGAAGACTTAATCAATGAGACTAAGAATGCAGGTTCTCGTTTAGCTTCTTTCGAGGAGAAATTAGGAACTGTTGAGAAGTCAATGACTGACTTTATCTTAGATGCTAAGAACAACAACCCTGCTAAGAAAGAGGATATGTTGGCTAAGGCTTTCGAAGCTAATGCTGATAAATTCAAGGCTTTGGGACAACGTAGAGATGCAGCATTCGGAATGAACTTGAAAGCCGTAGGTGATATGAACCTTACTGCTAACATCGGTTCTGATTGGGCTTCTAAAATCGCAGGATTATCTAACGTAATCTTGACTGACCCTTTCCGTACTATTCACTTGCGTGACATCTTGCGTACATCTACTATCGAGCAGAATGGTGTATTCAAGTTTGCTAAGAAGACTGGTTCAGAAGGTGGCCCAGCTATCCAAACTGAAGGTTCATCTAAGGCACAAGTTGATTATGACTTTACTATCTCTGAGGTAACTCCTAAGACTATTGCTGCTTACGCAAAGATTTCTAAGCAAATGTTATCTCGTTTGGTATGGTTGCAATCATTTGTTTCTACTCAAATGGTTAACGATTTGTTAAACGTGGAAGATACTAACTTGTATGACTACGCAGGAACTTCTCCTTTCGCAGGTCTTTATGAGTCAGCTTCTACTTATACTCCATCAGGAACTGTAACTATCGCTTCTAATCGTTGGGATAAATTAGCTAACTCAATTGCTCAATTGAAAGCATTGCGTTACACTCCATCTGCTATCATGGTTAACCCTATTGATGAGATGGAATTGTTAATCAACAAAGAATCAGGTGCAGGTTATTCTCACCCATCATTGTTGACTGGCCAACGTATGACTATCGCAGGTGTGCCTATCATTTCTTCTGACATCGTAACTGCTAACACATTTATGGTTGGAGATTTCAATAAGGCTGCTGAGTTGTTGTTCGAAGATAACATCATGACTGAATTTGCTTACGAAGATGGTGATAACTTCACTAAGAACTTGGTAACTGTTCGTGTTGAGGAGTCTATCGCATTACCAATCTACTTTGCTAACGCAATGTTGAAAGGTTCTTTCGCAACTTCATAGTTATAATTTAATGTATTGTATAATGAGCCTACTTCCCATGAGAACAGTAGGCTTATTTTTTAAAAATCTAAACTAAAACACGATGGTAACGGTAAAATGTATTACATTGTTTCATGATATTGCTGAAAATATTATGAGAAATCCAGGTGATGAGTGGAAGTGTGAGAAAGAAAGAGGTGACCTCTTAAACTCTCGTAATTTCGTTCAAATCATTGCAAATGATGAAGTAGTTCAACCTGAGGAAAATAAAGCGGTTAAACCAACTTATAAGAAGAAATAATGACTTATGAATTAGAATCAGTTAGAACCCAAGGAATGGATTTAACTGTGGTAACAGATAGTATTGCGGTAACTACGATAATTCCATTATCCGAAGTTAAGGCTCATATTAACGTAGATTTTAGTGATAGTGATGCTAAGATTACTGAGTTACTTAAAAGTGCGTTTAGAGAGGTTGAGTTGTTTATACAAAAGGCTTTAAAAACTAAGACAGTTCGCCAATCTTATGTAGAGATTAATGGTACAATTGAATTAGCTTTTTCTCCTATTCAATCCATCATTTCGGTAACTGATTCTGATTTAGTCGCTTTCACGGATTATACAAAAAGTTTTGATAATACTAAGATTAGTGCTTATTCGGCATCAGGCATTGTTATCACATATACTGCTGGATTTACTTCCTTACCTGCTGACATAAAGAATGCAATTTTGGATATTGTAGCAGTTGACTTTGATGACACAGTTACTGATAAACGATTAGCACTTAAAGAGGTAAAAGATAGAATCAGACATTATCGACCAATGTATGTATAATAAGTTAAATAGAATTAAGGGAACATTTAAACGCAAACTTAGTGCAACATCCGATGGTGCAGGAGGTTTGAATGGTGTAACTTATTCAAGTTATACAACAAGTATTTACTTCGCAGAAACAAGTTCGTTTTATGGTAACTACGGAGGTATTAGAAACATTGAGAGTGGCAATTTTGCTACAAATCAATCCTTTGAAGGAAAGATGAGATACCGCAATGAGTTTATACCTAAAACAACCGACATTCTCGAAGTAAATGGTATTGAGTATGCTATATCCAATATTATGGATGCAGACTTCACTAAGCAATATTTAACTTTTAAAGCTGCAAGAAGACGTGATTAAGTTTAAGTTTGAAGGTCTTAAGGTATTAGGCAATAAGTTTCAAAGGGCTTCTGATAAAGGTGTGGATAACATTATGTCAATTATTGATGTTGAGGCTGAAATGATTGAGAAAAGAGCAATGAGAGATGTACCTGTTGGAAAAGATAAAAATAGAAAACAAGGTGAGCCTAAATTAAAGAATACCTTTTTTAAAGATAATATTGGTTCGGGATTAAAAAGGGGTTATAGATTAGGATTTAAAGCAAAACACGCAGCATACAAAGAATTTGGTACGGGAATGGGATTAAACATTAACGGCGAATATGCTGAATTTGATGGTTATGCAATGAATTTTAAAACTACTAATTTTCCCGAAAATTATACTCGCCAAAAGAAATACCTTTTAAGTGCATTTATATTATCAAGAAGGGCAGCAAATAAAAAAAGTATTACTGCGGTTAAAAATCTAATAAAATGATAAATAGGAATTGTGATTATGATTTAAGGAAGGCTTATTATCAAGCATTAAGTGGCATTACTTATAATGGTCAAGCAGTTGGTGTTTATGATGAGATAGTGCCATCTGAAGCACTTTATCCTGTTATTATTTTAGGCACTCAAATGTCAAGAGGCGAAAGGTCTAAGGATAACTTTATGAGGGATGCAAATATAGAAGTTAGTATTATTCAAAGATATACTTCCGAAGAAGGAGGTAAAAAAGAAGTTAATGATATTGCTAACATAATCATTGGTAGAATTATTACATCAAACAATACTTACGGCTTTAGTCAATACCTTACGACTTGGCAAGTCATCAATTGTGAATATCAAACAAATTCATTAATATTACAATTGCCAACAGGATGGCAAGTTGAAGAAAGCATAATATTTAGTCAATTATTAAATCAATTAAATTAAAAATAAAATGGCATTAGTAAAAGGAACAGATTTAAGAATCTATATCGGTGGTTCTGCGGGTGCAGGCGGTAAATTATTAACAAACGAAACTTCTTGCGACATTGAACTTTCAACTACAATGATTGAAACTTCAAGCAAAGATAGTGGTGCTTGGAAGACACAAATTCCAGGAAGAAAGTCATGGGGATTATCTGCAACTGTACAATTAGACTACGCAGACCCTACAACTTCATATACTTATGAGGCTTTATTAGATGCTTGGTTGGGTCAAACTGAATTGCACGTTACATTTAAAACTGCTACTGCAACTGATACTACTTTGTACGGACAAGCATACATTGAGTCTGAGCCTGTTAAATCAGCAGACCAAA